CGGTCTTCCTGCTAACAGAGGTGTTGGCAATGAACTCTACACTGGTATCAAAGGAGATGGCACTGGTGGCGTTGTTAAGTTTACTACTGATGGTACTGGAGCAATTCAAACTGCTGTAATTGAATCTCGTGGTAGTGATTACACATATGGCAATATTCTACTTGGAAACGGCAACCTCTTCTCCGATGCTGGTCTAAGCAACGGAGTTACAACTAATGCTGGTTGGACAGGTGCTCTAGAAGTAATCCTACCTCCTCAAGGTGGTCATGGTTCAGATCACGAAACCGAACTCAACGGTAAGCGTGTTATGACCAACATTCGCCTAACATATGCAGAAGGTTCTGGAGACTTCCCCGTTGATAACGACTTCCGTCGTATCGGTATTATCAAAGATCCATATGAGTGGGGAACTACAGACTTCTTGACAGAAGATACCGTTTCTGGTTTAAGAGCTATCAAAATTACTGGATCACAAGCAGATTACATCCCTGATGAGACAATCACTCAGTCTGTAACTGGTGGTACTGCTTATGGAACTGTTGTTTCTTGGGTACTAGATTCTGGTTCTACTACAGACGGTGTTCTCAAGTACATCCAAACCAACGATGCACACACCGATCAAGGTGTTGTAAGAGCATTTGAAAGCACTGGTGCTGTAATTTCTGGTGGTCAGTCTGGTGCTGATGGCACATGTGCTACTACCTACAACACTGGTGGTGGTACTCTTCCTCTCCTAGGTCATTCATTTACTGCTGGTCTTTCAAATCCAGAGATTGAGAACAACTCTGGCGATGTAATCTACATTGAGAACCGTCGTCTAATCACCCGTGCTCCTGACCAGATTGAAGACATCAAACTTGTAATTGAATTCTGATTTATCAGACTTCTAAGAATCCCCCGAGAGATCGGGGGATTTTTTTTATCCTTACTAAATACTAGGGACTAGATACTAGTATTTGGCGGAGTACGATGCCTCAGAAGACGAACCTAAATGTAAATCCTTATTACGAGGACTTTGACGCGAGTAAGAATTTTTATAAAATTCTATTCCGTCCTGGATACTCCATTCAAGGTAGAGAATTAACACAAGTTCAGTCAATCCTCCAAAACCAGATTGAGAGTTTTGGTAGATATGCATTTAAGCAAGGAGAACTTGTAATTCCTGGAGAGGTTGGTTTAAATACCAAATTAGATTATGTAAAGTTATCTTCTGTATCTGAAGTTGCAGTAAACGATGGAAACGATATCGTTTATAAGAAGTATGATATTACTCAACTAGTAGGTCAACAACTAAGAGGTTTAACTTCTGGCGTTATTGCTAATGTTCTAGCAGCAAATCTGTCAACCGAGGCAACGGCAGATACTCTATACGTTAGCTATATCAATAGTGGTAATTCTAATACAGAGTCCACATTCAGACAAGGCGAGACTTTAGAAGTTATTGATGGTGTCAACACTCCATTAATGGTTGTTGGAACAGATGGTAGTGTATTACCTACCAGTATCAATGTAACTAACCCAGATACTGGAGATACTACATCACTAGAAAGTCCTGCAATGGGATACGCTTCTGCTGTTAAGGTAGAAGAAGGTATCTATTTTGTTAATGGATATTTTGTTCGCAATGAAGCAGCTCTGCTCGTCATTGATGAATACTATGATAAACCATCTGCAAAAGTTGGTTTTACCATTAAGGAAGAAATTATTAGTCCAGAAGAAGATTCAAGTCTATACGATAATGCAATTGGATCTTCTAACTACACCGCACCTGGAGCACATAGACTAAAAATTAGTCTTGAATTAAAAGAGTTTGCTCTAGATGCAATTACAGATAAGAATTTTATTCAACTTATCACTGTCAAAAGAGGTCAAGTACAGAGAAAAGTAACTGCTGCTGACTATTCTATCATTGAGCAAACACTTGCAAGAAGAACATTTGATGAGAGTGGTGATTATGTTGTAGATGATTTTGCAATTGATATCAGAGAGTTTGCACAGAAGGATAGCAATCGCGGTATCTACTCTGCTGATGAATTTGGTCTTTATAATGGATATACTGCTGGCGAAGCTGCCAGAAAAATGGTTGCCAGTGTTGGTCCTGGTAAGGCATATATCAAAGGATATGAAATTGTCAATAAGGAAACTAAGTATCTTGAGATTAACAAAGCAAGAGAAAGTCTCACCAGTGAAAATGTAACTCTCAAAACAAGAGGACTACCTACATTCAGCATTACTAATACTTACGGTAGTGTTCCTCTCAACAAAGAAGGTTCACAATTAACCGCTTATCCAACTCTATATCTCTCATCTTTGTTCAATGATGGATATGTTGGTCTTAACAATACAGAGGCAAGCAACAACTATCGTCAAACAATTACAAGAAGAGGTCAGTTCTTAGATTCTAATAAAGGTGTTAGAACGATCACTCTTGAGGTAGTTGATGTCAATATTCCAATTGCATCAATTGTTGCATCAGATTTGACAGATACATTCAACAAACTATGGTATGTCAAGACAAGAGCAGGCACGAACGTAGTTGATTACGTTGATGTTCTATCGTACAGTAAAGTATTCAAACCAGCAAAGAATCCTGGTACTACTGAAGAGTCCAGATTCCTAGAAGTAACAGTAACTGGATTGAAGAGCGATCTTGAAAATATCTTCATTGAGTATGACGAAGGATCTGAAGAAGGTAAAAAGAGAAAGCTCTTCCTAACAGAAGCAGATGCTAGAGGAGATGAGAAAGAAGATCTTTCATCAACTGTATTTGCTAACATCATCGATTATAGCGAGACAATTACTCCAGTAATCGGTACTGCAAAACCAAGCAACTTCTTCCTACAGGAAAGAGGAACTGGATTCAACTCTGACTCCGACATCGTTCTTTCTAAAGGTGTTGAAGCAGACGGAACCCAGTCTTACAATGCTGTATTCGGTCTCTCATATTTTGATCCTCAATTCTTCACCAAGATCAAACTAGAAACTCAACCACCTTCACAATCATATGGCGTTGGTACATATGTTTATGGTTTGACTAGTGGAGCATACGGTGTTGTTGAGGGTGGTCCATCTGGAGTCTACTCAACAGGAAGAATCTTGTTTGTGAAGACTCTTTCTGGAAAGTTTGCACCAGGAGAGACACTCAAGGATGAGGGTGGAAATCTAGTCAAGATTGCTCAAGAGAATACAATTTCTCACTTTGTTGTTCAAGAAAGAGGTTTAGGATATCCAACAACTTCAACAATTAAGATTGATGGTGTTCTATTTGATCAAGGTAAGATTGAATTAGGATTCTTAGGTCAGGGTATCTATAGAGTAGATATTCTTGACAGAACTGCGGTATCTAATACTTACTCCAGACCACCAGTAGTATCAATTGATGCGGGAGAAGCAACTCCAACTACTGCTGCTGTAATCATTCCTGTTCTCAACAGAAACACTGTTATTACATACACACCTCAAAATGTTAAGTCCATTGGAACTTCATATGGTTCTGGTGGAGCAAATACTTTCACAGCAGATGTCCTAGTTGATGACAGAAATTATGCTGATCTATACGATGTAACCGACTTTACTTTCTTCGGAAAGAAAGGAACTAAGTTCCTTGAGTCTACTAGCTTCAGTGCAGATGCAAGTTCCGTAGTTCAACAGGGGGACCTAATTCAATTCTCCGATGATTCTAATAATGTTATTAGAGCGGTTGTGCAATATGCAACAATTCAGAAAGGATCATCAAAAACAAGAATCTATCTAGACGAAACTCTATATGATGATGTTGCTAGCACAAGCGTAGTAAGATTCCGTCCTGTAATTCAGAATGCAAACTCAGGAACCTTACTATTCCCAACTGGAAGCAGATCTGTACAAAGTGTATCCGCTGGTCCAGATGATAGCAAGATTGTATACTACTTCCGTAGAGACTTTGTAACTGCTGGTTCTACTGGTGGCGGACTTATTACTTTTGCTGCTCAGTTGCCATTCGGTACTCAAAGATTTACAACATTCAACGAGAAGAACTATGTAATTACTGTTCTTAATAAGAATGATGCAGACAAGGTAGAAACTGGAGATATTGTATACATTGACGAAGATAATGTAGAGATCACATCTGCAACCGATACTGCCAGTGGATTAGTATCTGGAAGCATTCAGTTCAATCTACCAAGTTCATATTTTAACACTGGTTCTATTGAAGGAATTGCAAATTACACTGCTCCTGAATTAAAACTAACTGCAACTCTTGAAGTTGAGAACGCTAAACCAAGACTCAAGACGGCTGTTAGAAACAAGAGAATCGTAGTTGATTCTTCTGGCGATAGAGTCATTCCTTTCAGAGGAACTGATTACGATAGTGATGTTGTTGAGACACTATCTTACTCAGATGCATTCAAGTTAAGATACGTTTATGAAGGAACTAGCACACAACCACCCGAGATTGATAGTGCTGGCAATCTTGTTTCTGGATCAGACGTAACCAATAGATTTACATTTGACAATGGTCAAAGAGACACCATCTATGATGTATCTAGAATTGTCATCAAACCAGGATATGAAGCACCAACTGGTCAATTAGTAATTGCATTTGATTACTTTGAGCAATCACAAGGAGACTTCTGCACTATTGATAGTTATCTACATGATGCAGGTGTTCCTGAAGATGAAATTCCATCATTTAACTCATCTGTACTCGGAAATGTAGAACTCAAGAATGTAATTGACTTTAGACCTAAAGTTAACACTGCTACCATTGTTCCTGGTTTCCAAGATACTTCTTCACTAGAAGTCATCACCAGCAACTTTACTGGTTCTGGTTCTGTATTTGCTGCAACTCCTGCTCCAGATTCAAATCTTGAGTATACCTTCAAGTTCAGTCAAGTTCAGTACCTAGACCGCATTGACGGAATCTTCCTCAATAAGAATGGTGAGTTTATTGTTAAAGAAGGCAACTCATCACTCAATCCTTCCAAACCAGATCCTGTTAAGGACGCTATTCCTCTATTCTATGCATATGTTCCTGCTTATACAAACACAAGCAAGGATGTAAGAATTACTCCTGTTGAGCATCGTAGATATACAATGAAGGATATTGGTAAACTTGAGAAGCGTATTGAGCGTCTTGAGTATTACACCACTCTCAGCATTCTAGAGCAACAGGCTCTTAATATGCAGGTTAAGGATGAAGTTGGTCTTGACAGATTCAAGTCTGGATTCTTTGTTGATAACTTTGAGTCACATAGCATTGGTAATCTCGTATCTGTAGATTATAAGTGTTCTATTGATAGCAGACAATCAGTTCTAAGACCACAGTCAAAAGAAGATTCATTTACCCTCAAAGAAGTCTACACAAGACAAGATCAAAGATCAGTAGCTGGATATCAGAAAACTGGAAGTGTAATCACACTACCTTATTCTAAGTTAAGTCTACTTGGCAACGACTTTGCATCTAAAACAATCAATCCAAATCCATTTGTTGTAGTTCAATATGTTGGAGATGGTGCAGTTTCTCCTGCTATTGATCAGTGGTATGATCAAAGTGTGGAACCACTAGTTGTAGATACTAACACAAGCATCTTTAATATCTTCTTAGCAAAAGAAAACGTTAAAGAAAGTTTCTCCAGTTTACATGATTCCTTCATTGTCAACTGGGTTGGATCTTCACCATCTTTCACAACGATTAATTCGCTTGGAGAACTCAATACTACTCAGGCAAATGCTGGAGTTAAGGCAGCATCTGTAGGAAGTTCCTCAAATATTAGTCCACAAAACAATGAGATTGGTAAGGGTGTAAGAACTAAGACTGTTGGAGAGAACGTCGTTTCTACAGCACTACAGTTCTTTGCTAGAACAAAACCAATCAAGTTTGTAATTGGTAGATTAAAACCAAATACAAAAATTTCAGTATTCTTAGAAGGCAGAGACATTAGTCGTTGGGTCAATCCAGATCTCAGATTTACTGGAACTGCTGGAAACTCACTGTCTGCTTTTAATGGTGAGATCGTAACTGATGAGAACGGTAATGCTAGTGGTCTAATTCTACTCCCCGCTGGTAAACCCCCAACAGAGAATGCTACTTGGACAGGTGATGCAACTACTGTGGAGTATGATGATTCGGCAGAAGAAGTACGTTTCACGACTGGAGAACTTACATTTAGATTTACTTCCAGTGCTACAAATGCAGATAAGGCGACTGTAGATACATATGCAGAAGTTAAGTATTATGCTACTGGCGTTCTACCACAGAATCCTGCAAGCATTGTCTCCACAAGACCATCTTACTTCAAGTCAAATGAGGGTGTTCAGTTTGTAGATAGCAACACCGATAACCCAATCAGACCAAATCCACTTGCACAAACATTCAAGATTGAAAACTTTGAGGGTGGACTATTTGTAACTGGACTAGATCTCTTCTTCAGTAAGAAGAGCACCAATATTCCAGTTAAGGCATACATCACTAATGTAGACTTTGATAAACCAAGCAAGAACATTGTTCCTGGAACAGAGAGAACTCTATCTCCAGATACTTATCTCAAGTGCTACAGCAATGGAAACGTACTTATTAGTAAAGGTGAGTATGTTGTAGGAAAGAGTTCTGCTGCTTCTGGTCCAATTTCTAGAGTTGTTGACAAGAATGGCGTTGAGGTAACTCCTTCTTCCACAGGTGTTTTTGCTTTAACCAATGAGCAAGTCTATACACTCATCCTAAGCAACCATAACGGTCGCTCGTTCATTCAAAATGAAGAGTTGGAAATTCCATCCGTTGAGTTGGCAAATGATAAAGATGGCACAAGTCTCGCTCTAACAATTGCTAAAGACAGCGGAAGAGTTTCTGACATTAGAATTAAGAATCCTGGTGCAAACTATGATAGTGCAGTTCTAACAATTGAAAGTCCACAACTTCCTGGTGGTTCTGTCGCTACTGCAAAGGTTAATGTCTCTGGTGGAAAGATTTATAACGTTGATGTTTCAATTTCTGGATTTGGATATACCGAAGCTCCATCAGTTGTCGTCAAAGGCGTCGGAAATGGCGCTGGAGGATGCGAAGTTGAGACCTTCATAGAGATTGATACTCCAGCAGTTAGAATGGGCGTAGCGACCGATTTTGAGGGTCTCACGGCATCTACAACACCAACTAGATTTGAGTTCGAATATCCTGTATATCTACAGAACGATACCGAGTATGCTCTAGTTGTAGAGACAGACTCTAGCGATTTTGAGATGTGGGCATCACGTCTTGGTGAGACTGATCTTGCTACAAGCACAGTCATTACTACTCAACCAGCACTTGGATCTGTTTATAAGTCTCAGAACACTGAGAATTGGACAGAAGATAATTTTGAAGATCTGAAATTTACTCTTTACAGAGCAGAATTTGATATTTCAAGACCAGCAGAGTTGTTAGTCAAGAACGAAGATCTTGGTTATGAACTCCTAGATGCAGACCCAATTGAGACTAACGCAACTGCTGAGTCTATTGCTACCTCTAAGTTGTTCAAGAATAACAACAGCGTTATCAAGTTCAACCACAGAGACAATGGATTTGAGGATAGTGGCAAGTCTTATGTCTTCTTCAGAGGAGTCAAGGATGTTGGTGGTGTAAACTCAGAAGTATTCAACACCAACCTGTATCAAGTTTCTAACTCTGGTATTGACTCATATAACATTAGAACTATCACCAGTGCTTCTAGAAACTCGTTTGGTGGCGGTAGTTCTGTATATGCTACTTACAACAGAAAGTATGAGGTTCTATATCCACAGGTTCACTACCTAACAGTAACTGGAACCAAGATTGATACGTCTGTTAAGACAACCAATATTATTCCTGTTGATTCTTCAACAACTAACTACACCTCATACTCCGAGTCTGCATACGAAAAGACTTTCTTGAATGAAGCACACTACTTTGATAATCAGAAAGTTCTTGCTTCTCAGATCAATGAGACTCTCAATAATCTAAGCAGATCTCTTACTTATAAGATGGCATTGTCTTCCACAGTGTCTTACTTGTCTCCTGTCATTGATCTTTCTAGTGCTTCTGTCAAGACTGTTTCTAACAGAATTGAAAATGCTGGTGGTCAAGAAAACAGATATGGAAGAAGAGATCAAATTCTAGAGTTCTATCCAGTATACACTTTCCAACTTTCTACTACAACTCCAGATGTTACTTATCAAAACAACCAGAGTGTAAAAGGAAAGACCTCATCTGCTACAGGAACCGTTTCCAAGGTAGATGGAAATACTGTTTGGGTCAGAGTCAGAACCAAACAAGGTTTTGAAATCAACGAAGAACTTGACATGACACAGTTCACTAATGTTCAGAGTGCTCCAACTATTACAGTTGGTTCTACTCCATCTCTAGTGACTCCTGTCATTAACAGTTCTACTCAGTCAGCAGCAGGTGAGTCTATCACAATTGTCGCTAGAAATCCTGTTGAGTCTAAGATTCTAGAGACATATGACAATAGAATCACTGGTAAGTCTATTATCTGGAATAGAACTACAAGACAACTAACTCTAAGAACTGACCAGCAACCAATCAATGATGATTACACTGCTAGAGTAATTGATAGCAATCTCTATGCTAGAGCAAATGAAGTGACAGATCAGATTGCTGATATCTTCCGTGTTGGTGATATTATTTCATATCCAAACCAACCAGATGATGAAGCACTGTTTATGGAAGTTCAAAGAGTATCTTATACTAATGGTGTTGACTTTGTTGCGGAAGATACTTCTAAGAACAGTTCTTCTGCTGCCAAGTATGTAACCAAAGAGATCTACATTACAAATCCTGCTACTGCAATTGATGTTCATCTACTTGCAAACATGAAGGATATCTCAAATGTACAAGTTCTTTACAAGTATAAGAGATCTTCCAGTCAGGAGAACTTTGAAGATGCTGAGTGGTTCTACTTCAATGAGTCTGGAGAACCAGATTCTCTAGAAATTGCTACCGCTGATAATAGCATTTCAAGTATTGTTGAAAAGCAGTCTGCATATCAAGATCTTAAGTATAGCGTTGCTGGTCTTCCCGAATTCTCATCCTTTGCAATAAAAGTTGTTATGAAGGGTGTTGATCCTGCATATGTTCCCAAGATTCAAGATATTAGAGCTGTCGCCGCATTCTAATTTCCGCACATGGGTTATATCAAAGTTAAAGGGCATGATGGTCTTGTCAGGGACGAGACCACAGGTGCCATCTTGAATCACAACGATTCTGCTATACAAGCTCGTCGTAAACAAAAACAGTTGAGTTCCGCGTTAGACGACATAAATATGTTGAAGGATGAAATCTCTGAAATCAAATCCCTACTTAGAGAGTTAGTAAAAAATGCCAGCAATTAACGTCGCAAGAACCGATACCTTTGAACAGCAAAGGGTCAAAATTAATGAGATCAGTACGGCTCTTTTTAATGTTACTTCGGGCGGTAGTGATCTATCTACTGGCAATTTGAAGTTGGGTGATGGTACTCTGTCTCTACCATCTCTAGCATTCGTCAATGACGAAACTTTAGGTGTTTACAGACCAGCAAATTCTACAATTGGTCTTGCTGCCAACCAAAAAAAGATTGTAGATATTAATCTTTCAAAGATTACGTCATTCCAAGACATTATTGTTCAGCAAAGACAACTTTTACAGACTGGACTGTCTCTACTAAATTCTGGTATTAATTATGATGAAGGTGTTTACACTGCGGTTCCAATTGTTGGTGGTAGCGGACAGTATGCAACCATTGACCTTCAAGTAACCGCTTGGGATGGTACTATAACAAATGCTGGAAGTGGATACAACTCTGGTAGTTTTTCAACGGTATTATTAACTGGTGGAAGTGGAACTGGCGCTACAGCAAACTTTACTGTAGATCCAATCGCTGGTGATTTAACCAGTGGAGGCAATTCTTATGTTCCAGGAACATATACAAATGTTCCTCTGACTAATGGTAGCGGAACTGGAGCAGAAGCTACACTTGAAATTCAGGGTGCATCGAGCATTTCGGGATCTATTACACTTTCTGGTAGTGGATACATTGATGGCAACTATCCCTTTGTTCAGATTTTTAACGAACCAACACAGACATTTGTTGTTACTTCTATCCCCAATCCACAGGCAGGACAACCTGGAGAACCAAATTACATTTATCAGATTGATGGAAATACACAACCTTTATTAACTATGGAGGTTGGGAACACATATCGTTTTGATATGTCTGATACCAGTTTAGATCCATCCAATGGATCAGATCCTGGTGCAAATCATAGAATAACATTCCAGATGGCAGACGGATCTGGAGTTGACCCCGAATTTGAATTTTACACAAAAGGTGCAGCTGGATTCCCTGGCGCATTCCAAGATCTAATTATTAAACCCTCGGCAGCAACTGGTACGAACGTAATTAGATATGATTGTGCCAATCATCCAAACATGGCACCTGCTGGAGGAAATATTACAGTTAATAGTGGAACCATAGGACAGTATGGTTCACAAGCATACGCTGACATTACAATTTCTGGAAGTTCTGTTACTAACGTTACTTTCAGTGAAAATGGTAGTGGTTATAGGTCTGGTGATGTTTTAACAATTTCCAATTTGGATGTTGGTAATACTGGATCTGGTTTTGAGTTTACTGTTTCTGGAATTGTATTCACTGGCGTTGTAGCGACAGTTACTATCACGGATAGTGGAAATGGATATGTAAACGGAGACGTATTGGGAGTTAACGACTCAGATGTTGGTAATGGTGGAACTGGAAATGGATTCCAATTTACTATTACATCACAACCAGGAATAATTCAAGGATTTGCTTTAGCAGACAAAGGCACTGGATATCAAGTAGGTGATGTTCTTGGATTGCAACAAGGCATTACAAAT